CAACTTTGAGAATGTTTGATTCTGTAGAGACTTCAATCTCCTCTGGTTTAAATCCTGCCAGAGCAATTTCAATAGTAAACTTACTGTTGTCATGCTTGATTAGATTGTAGGGCGGGTAGTTAGTATTGTGGGAGGACATACTATCTAGGCGATGAAAGATTTCATCGAGCCCAACAAAGTGAGGGGAATATACATCCCATGCGTACTTGTTCATGAGTAACTCCTATAGTTAGCGAGTGTTTTTGTGTGGACCCCGAAGGCATCCTTTGGCGTAAAAGGGGGACCGTAGTCCCACACCTTCTACACTACTAATTATAAGAGCACATAAAAAAAGTGGGGTGTTGAAAACCCCACTATCTTCACAGATCAACACGAATTGCTTCAGTCTCACCTTCAATTTGAGGAATCCAGTAGAGTTCCAAAGGCAGTTTTGCAAGTTCAACTCTGGGGAGTTTAAGACCAAGACCTTTGAACAAATCCTCGGCGTAAGAAATATACCAGTTGATAGTGTTATCAAGGATGTCCTTAATAGTATCAATCATTTCTTGACGTTCTGCTTCAATCTGATGTTCACAGAGTGCAAAACTGGATGCACAAACACGGACGATGGTTCCAGTGGTAAATGCTTTCCAAGTCCAACGAAGGATATCGTTAGCATATCGATAATAGAATCCTTCATCGAGAACCTTGTGATAGCAAATCACACCATCAGCAGCTGCTTTGTTCTTTGCAAACATAACATTTGCTGCAATCCATTCCCTTACTTCTTCTTTTGAAGTATTGAAGACTCGCAAAGACTTCACCTTTGTTTCGGTGATTGCGTTTCGGATACCACCAATAGTGCTTTTGTGTCCACCTTTTGGGAAACGCTGATGTACACCAGAAGCATCGAGAAGAATGTTTACGTTCTTCTTGGTAATAGGAATACCATCATCTTCCATCAATCGTCGAAGGATATGGAAGTCTTTAGCTCCCGCATTCTCACTATTGTCTGTAGCATTAGCACGAAGTCCCATGAGAGACATGGCACTGTCATCAGACAACTGATCGAGAACTTCGTCACCAGTGACTTTGCGCTCATACAGTGCTACTGGCGCATAAATCCAACCGTTTTGAAGCATCGCTCGAAGCAGATGTCGATGGTCAAACTGGAATTCATTCCCAGCACTATCAACAAAAATACTAATCGGCCAACCAAATATCATCCACATGAAGTTGGCAGTAGATGCCAGCAGCATCTCCAACTTACTCTGAATTAACTCACTTTTTCGTGGGTAGTTTGCAGTGGTTGCCTTGATCTCATTAGTAGGGCGAGATGCAAACCCTTTGAATTCAAATAACGGATAGTCAGGTCCGTCTGTAGCATCGACTTTCAAGATCTCAATAGGAAACTCTCGATCTTGAGGTACTTTTTTCTTTTTGTACATACTCTGAATGGCATGGAGGTTAGTGTGTCCAGACTACTGCTGTTCACCTCCATATTATAGCACAAAAAAAGGGGGCGTCAAGCCCCCCTGTGTCATACTTCGGTTTTTTTACGACCAATGTTATACTTGGACTCAAGAATCCACTCGTCTTTATCTTTAAACGAGAGAACTTTAATCTGATTGAGAGGAGCAATATCTTCGATACGTTCTGCCTCTACAATAGAGACCAGACCCCAGTCAGATAACAGTTGAGCAATACGATTACGACGCTGTACATCATTCTGCGTCAGGTTAGTTGTCTTCCCGTCAAGCGCAAACAGTTCTTTGAAGTGAACAATGTAGTATCTACCTTGCTTATGCAGGATATGACACGACTGGTATAGTTTACGTTCTTTTCTAGAAGCAACACCGATACGGGTCAGAGTCTCACGAACCTTCAGGAAATCGTCTGGTTCAGACAGACTCACTTCCACCATATCAGAAGGTTGCCATTGTACTTCAATTTCAGTGCTCATCTTGTTCCGCCTGTATCTAATAGTTTTGCTATCTTTTCAAGATCAGAATTCGTGAGAATCCGTAGAGCGGCAAGTGCTTTGTTATGGTTATATCCATAATATTGCTTCACCAATTCAAGATGCTCAAGAGTTTCTTTCTTTGCCCAAGGAGCATAACGCTTCCTAGGTTTCAAACTATTTATATAAAAATCATATTGCATCTTCTTATCTAATTCAGGATGCATATTCATTTCATTGGCAAACAAGACTGCATCAGTATGATGCGACATACACTTGTTGATAATAAAAGGAGGGTAACCTTTTACAGCACCCTCGTCAGCGTCCATGATATTCTTCTTGGACTGATTAATTGAATACAGATAATCTGTAAGCTTGTAACTCATAATTTAGCGTTAACACCAACAACAGTAGCGCCAGGATTACGAGCAAGGGCAACCTGCCTAGCATCCTGGTAGTCACGAGCAATCACCTCTTCCTTGAAGACGGTGCCTGCTTTGAATAGGGTCACTTCACACTTCATAGTTTGCTAGGACGAGTTCCTTGCGTTCTGCTTGATCTGTATTATAGGACCCAACGGAGCGCATAGTGTATGTATGTGCAAATTCTCCTACCGTCCACCCTTGGAACCGATCTTTGACCAGTTGAGACGAATTGTAAGATACAAGTTGAGGACCAACAAAGCGATCACAATTGCTAGCGAAGGCATCATGATCGAAGGACTTGTGCATAGACCCTTTCCGTCCATAGAGGTTATCTCTAATATCATATGGGGGGTCGAGGTAGGTGAATACTTCTCGATCGTCGGTAAAGAGCTCTTCATAGGATACATTAGTAATTTTCCAATCCTTGATCATCAAGGAATAGTCTGGGAGTTTATCAATGCCTCGCATCGAGAAATTGCTTTCTGAAGCCTGCTTTGAGAAGGAACTGGATTCAGTGAGACCAGAAAAAGAGCACTTGTTAACAACGTAAAAAGCAACAGCACGAGATAGATTGGATGTCTGATCATCGTTTACTTTCCCCTTTGCTTGTTGGAATAAGATACGGGCAGAAGCAGGTTCGCAATAGCGATACTTTAACTGCACCAATTGGTCACGCATTTCTCTACCATTGTCCCTCAACTCACACCAGAAGTTGTAGAGTGGTTCGTACAAATCATTGACCCAGATGTCCATCTTGGGATAACGCTTGCCGATCTCAATGGCAACGCTACCACCACCAATGAACGGTTCACGATACTCTTTTACCTGGGAAAGGTCTGGGAGGTATTGGAACAGTTTGCTTACCGCTCTGCTTTTCCCCCCTGGGTATCTCAATGGTGTCTTTAGTGACTTCATAATCAGGATGGTTGTACTTCAAATATTCCCAAAAGGTGAGTTTCATCTCCTTATTGGTCATCCCGCAGTGCCTAGCTGCAGCGGGCAAATTCATTGTAGCATGGAAGAGACCTTCATTCGCTTCCTTCACATTCTGGGGAGTAGTTTTCTTCTTCATCGACATAACCCGCAAATTCAAATTCTTCGATTTCGCTCACAGGAACTTCATGTTCACCAGCAACCAGATACCAGTGATGTCCTGCTCGTTCTCCAAGATATTTCATCTGGTCTTCAGCGAACACATGCTCTCGCAGTGCTGCTTGAATCTTGAGATGTGTAAGTTCTTCTTTACTTGGTACGTTCATCAGACTCATCAGACAATCAGTTTCTTTTTAGGTGCTTGAATTACAGAAAACAACGATTCATATTGACCCACCAAATCTTCGTTCAGTTCTGTGACATAAACAATGTAGTTCTTGGTGATGGTAAGGGTGACACCTTCTTTAGCAAGAGGAGACCACGGAGCAAAAGACAGTTGACCACGTTCCATAGGCACAGCAACTACAACATTGTCCACAAAATAGCGGTCATCTTGTTCTTCTTTAACCTGGCAGATAACATCTTCGCCAGAGTAAAGGCGCATCAATACAGTTTCACTCATCTCTTAAAAAGGTAGCAATAAGGGCAATTCTTCTTCCATTAGAAGAAGCTTCATGACAATGCTCATAAGAACCATTGAAGATAACAGCTTTGTCTTCTTCAGGATCTACAGCATATTCATTATCATCTCCATCATACACCAAGGTTCTGCCTTTGTCAAACTCATTCAGATAGACAATCAGATTCTCATGTGGATATGGATGGTCAGTGTGTCTGACACTAACACCTTCAGTATCAAAAACCAAATTGACAGCAATGCGATAGAACATATGAATTTCTATCTCATTCATACCCAAAATTTGTTGACAAACAAATGCCGCATGGGGCATATGCTGACTCAACGTTTTAGTATATGGATTCTCCTGCCCAGGTCTCGCCAAGAAAGGGTGAGACATTAAGGACAGGTCGTCTTCATTGTCAGTGGTTGTTCCATAGAAATTCCATGGAAAATGTGGAGCCATAATGGTCTCCTTTAACTGGAGATACGCATCTGTCCGATAGTTCTTGAGTGTAGTGATCATTTAAATTCACACCCCAACATAACTTCAGTCAAACATGCAAGCAAGTTGATCTCCTGGTCAGCAACAAAGGCAATTTGATATTGATACTTGGCAAGAATCAACACTGCCTCTGGAATATATTTGGGTTTGACATTTTCGTAAAGAACATTGTAGATCTTACGCATGACAATATTGGGATCATTGTCGATATTGTCAGTAACCCATCGTTTGATCGTGGTAAACTCCTTGTTCTTCATTGCTTTCACAAGGTCATCCAGATTGATATCAGCGATATCTACAAGGATGTCTACATTGATCTCACCACCAGCAGCATGACGCTGGCACTCATTCAACAAACGACGCCAGTCAGGATAGTATCGTTGAATAAGTTTGACAAGAACCTTATCGTCATGCTTCACCCCATTTTGTTCGAGGATATGCTTAAGACGATGGAAGAACTTGCCTTGCATCTTCATCTTTTCCTCGTTCTTGATCCTGAAATCAACCACAGTGCATCGAGAATGCAGTGGTTCGATGATCTTGTTAGGAAAGTTGCAGGTGAAGATGAACCGACAGTTAGAGTGGAACTCCTCAATAGCGGTCCTCAAGGACAGCTGCACGTCGTTGGTGGTGTTGTCTGCCTCATCGATAATAACGACCTTGTGGGCGCTCTCATCGGTCAATGAGACAGTGCTGGCAAAGGAACGAACCTTCTGTCTGATGGTGTCTAGGAAGCGACCTTCGTCACTACCATTGATGACAATGTATGAGGCACCAATCTCCTCACACAATGCTTTCGCAACGGTGGTTTTACCGATACCTGCGGTGCCTGGAAGCAGCAAGTTGGGGAGTTCACCCTGTTCAACAAAACCTTTGAAGACGTTGAGAATACTCACGGGAAGAATACAGTCGTCAATTTTGTGAGGACGATACTCTTCCACCCAAAGGAATTTTTTATCCATCATTAAATAGTTCAATAGGTTCAAAAATTTCATCCATAGATCCTGTCCTGTAGAAAGAGTCTGGATGATTCATAATATTACCACGAATATACTCACCTGTCGCAGGAGACTTGGCAGTATAGAACATGGTTTTCTTTGTTAGTTTACACCAATGAATGGCATAAAACAATGCAGTTCCATCAATCCGACCACTAGCAAAGTCTGCAGTAAGCAGTATAGTTGACGGATAGGATGCTGATTCTGTCAGTATGAACCCAACTTTGTCTGGTCGCATCCAATCTGGCATGTCAGGTTGTTGCAACCAAACACAAAGATAAGCATCACAGATCTCTGGTTTTGATGGATCGGCGTGGATACCACAACCAGAATCAACTACATGTGGGCAAGCATGACCTGGATATACTTTGTGTTCGTTGACCTGAACTGTTAAAGTTCCACGACAGCACAGAGTACACCCTCCACATTCTCTAGTCAAGGCTCAAGTGCAATGAAGTATTTCAAATCAAGACGCTGATGCTTCCACTGACTAATTTTCTTGGTAGAAACTTCGACATGATAGTCACCAGGATGTAGACGAAGGTTCTCCATCTTCATGATCAGGTCATAGTCACCAGTAGAGTTTCCAGTAACGGTCTGCTCGTAGACATTGCTGGTATCATCCTCTTTGTTGAAGAGTTTGATAGCGATCTTTCCATCAACAGAAGAGAAAGAAAGATCTGGAAGACTGTAAACGACGCTAGCAGTTTTCAGTGCTTTGATATCTTCAGAAGAAATGTTGAACTCAATATCAGCACCAGGGAATTTGATATCCTTTTCAGGTGCTGCCTGAAGAGTGATCTCTGGACTAGAAAAATAGTAACGTGCCTTACGACCGTTGCCGATAATGTTTACATGCTTCTCTGCAAACTCAAGAACAGGACTGTCAAACAAACTCATGCCTGTCAGAAACTCTGACAAATCATAGATACCAAACGTCTGTGGAAAAGTCTCCTCACATTTGAACTCTGCAATAGAGTTCTGACCCACACTGATAGTCTTGAGGACATTACCAGCATTGATCATGATAGAACTGTTGATGGTAGCAAAGTTCTTCAGGATCTGGTGAGTGTCGTTAGATAGGATCAGTTTGCTCATTGGTTATATGTTTCAGTAACGTTAGTCTTGTCAGAGAAATGCAAGAGGAGCAGACCGTAGTGAAGGATCTTGACGATATCACGACGGGCAGTGCCCTTCTTGTCATAGCGAGAAGCATACTTGAGGATGTTAGAGCGACAGAATGCCTCTGCATCTCCACATGCTTCAATCAAATCTAACGTTTGAATGCTGTCGTTACCAGCAGAATAGTGTTGACCATAGGTACTTGCAATGTAATCACGTAGCTCCTGCAACAGAGCATCTTCATTATATTTGAAAGTCATGCTTGATAGATGTACTTCAATTGATCATGATAGCACCTCTGAACGGATCCGTCAAGGGTCTGAACGTAGAGTTCCAGACCCGATCCGCCGAGGATTTTGACTGATTGACCTGTGTTTAGCAGTGCAATACTGCCGATGTAATTATGCATCTTGGTCAGGTGATTCGGCATTCTCATCGATCTTGTCGTAAAGTTCAATAAAGGACGTTTTGGTTTCTTCGTCGAAGCGATTGGTGCAGACTTCGATAGACTTCATACGCTTACCGAAGATCTTGAAAGCTTGGACGATGTGGACCAGGCGACGGGTGCTGATAACCTCATCGATACCACCATCACGGAAGGTCTTACGGATGATGTCTGCCCAGTCTACCAGTTTGCTGACGAATTCATCATCGTCACACAGTTTTGAAAGGATCCGTGCCTCAACAGCAGGAGTAGGATACTCTTGCTCGAAGGTAATCGGGAAACGCTCAAGGAATGCTTCGTTCAGAACGTTGGTGCCAATGAAGCGACCGTCGTCAGAACCCTTGCCCTTGGTGTTGGCAGTAGCAACAACAGTGAATCCTTCAGCAGGTTGAACGAACTTACCAATTTTCTTCAGAAAGATTCCCTTTCCTTCGAGCACGGATTGTAGACAAAGGATTTTGCTGGAGGCAAGGTCAATCTCGTCAAGGAGCAGGACCGCGCCGCGTTGTAACGCTTCGATGACTGGACCATTATGCCAGACAGTGTTGCCGTCCACAAGACGAAACCCACCAATAAGATCGTCTTCATCAGTTTCTACAGTAATGTTTACACGAATCAGTTCGCGTCCGAGTTGGGCGCAGGCTTGCTCGACACCAAACGTTTTACCATTGCCCGAGAGACCCGTGATAAACGCAGGGTAGAAGAGACGGGACTTAATAATTTTTTTAATGTCCGAAAAATCACCAAACTGGACGAAGGAATCATCTTTCTGGGGGATAAGGTTCAGTTCTACTGCAGGTTCTGCAGCAGGTGCTTTGAATGTTGCTTCGATTTCTTGGGCAGTGAGACTCCACTTACCATAACCAACCTTGTACTGGTCAAGGCGCTTACAGATAGTGGGGTAGGAGACTCCGAACTCATCAGCAGCTTTCAGAACTGCTTGACTACCAAACTCATTGCCAAAGTTGTCGGAGATGTACTGGGTGAGAGCAGCGGGATCGATGTTAGCGGAGCGAGGCATTGGTCTGTTGCGTTGATGAACTTATTATAGAGCAGGATGCCCCTGAAACCAGGGGCAATGGACGGTTTGTCAGGCGACCATATCAACAAAGGAGGACAAGATTTTCTTGTTCGTGGTCTTTGCCTTCAACATGGACTTGAATGCCTTGGTAATCTGTGCCTTGGAAGCACCTTCGTCAACATCAAACTCGGAGGATTGTGTGACTGCGGTGGATGCGATCAGGTACAGGGACTGGTATCCAAGTTGCTTGGTGAAGACGAAAGACTTCTCCTTTCGCCACTTCTTAAGAACATTATCAGCAGTTTCATTGTATGTATTACGGTAAAGGTACGAAAAATCACCACCAGTGAGGATTCGGAAACCGAGAAAGTTGACATCGGGGTAGTTCTGACGCAAGTTTTCCAACAAAATAGTGGTGATACAGTCACCATAACTGTTACCAACAGGGCGAGAAACGTGTCCAGTCTTACGATCACGCACTCGAACCTCACAAGAGACAGCACGTTGACCCCAGTAGCAGTGAACACCATCAGCTTTGATGGAAACATTGTAGCTGATGTTGTTTGACTCACCATCAGTCAGAATCACAGTGTTGATCTTCTGAACACCAGTCATTTGCTTGAACGCAGGGATGATTTCATGCAATGCGATGACAGTTTCGTTCAATGGAGTGCCACTCAAGTCCAATCCAGCAGGTGTAGTGACCCCATACATGTTCATGAAGTAACCAATACGGAACAGATTGAGACACTGGCGGTCAAAATTCTTGGTATTGGCACGAGATGACAGCATATTCAGGAGAGAAAAACGCTTGTGGAAAACAAATTTGTTCTCCTCTTTCACACATTTCTCTTCCACTGCTGTCGGATCATAGTCATGCTCATCTGGGTCAAGGAAGCGACGATTCCACTCATAAGTGAAGGCATAAACCTCAAAAGGAATGTTTACCTTGCGACAGAACCACACCAGGGACAGCAATTGCTTGATTGTATCCTGAAGATAGTTTGACATGGACCCAGACCAGTCAAGAATAAAGATCATTCCGTGATTTTTACCATCAGGAAGGACAGAAACTTTCTTAAACAAGTCTTCATTGTACTTGTAAGTGTGCAGTTTTGCTGTATCAAGGACACCAGTACGTGCAGTTGTGGTGCGAGCATGGGAGTCTGCTGCCTTCTTACACTCGAACTCTTTTACGAGATAATTGACCTCTTTCTGTGCAGATTTCTTGTACTCATTGTACTTGTTAGCAACATATGCAACAGGATCATCGTAACGGTTGTGACAAGCGTCCGCAAAATGAGCATCAATGTGCTTCTGCAGCACCTCTTGGTCAACAATAATGTTGTCGAGATTCATTTTAGGGATCTCAACATACACTGGATCACGATAGTAAGGCGCATCTTGCACCAGATCCTGGAGGTTTTCATCAAAAGCACGTTGAGTTTCTGCAGTTTCACCACCAGCAGAACCACCAGCTGCTACATTTTCTTCCGCCAGTTCACCTTCATCGGTGTCAGGTTGCTGCACAGATTGTTCGCCATCGGTGCTTGGAGATTCACTTTTTTGCTTCGATTCTTTAGAATCTATTTGTTCTGGAGTACCTTGAGCAGCACCAGAATTAGGATTCACAGGTGCGTCTACGTGCTTTTCCTTCTGGGAATGAGCATAGATCTCCCGACAGACAGCAATAACATCATCGAAAGTCTCACAGTCTTCAACTTTCTTGACCATCACACGCTCTTCATCACTGAAAGGCATGGCGGAGAAGGCACCAATCTTACAGTGAAGATTGATACGGTCGATGAAGGAGATGTTGTCCAGTTCTTCGTCGTTGATCGAGAAGAAATCTTCGTTGTCAAGCTCCTGGTATCCTTTGAAGAAAGTCTTGGACAACCCAGGATACTTTCGCTTCATTAATTTCTCAATGCGAGAATCTTCCACCACGTTGACGTAATCTTTGGGGACCTGTGCGACCTCTGACCAGTCGATGTTGGGGGTATAGAGGGCATGACCTACCTCATGACCCACCAGCAGGTCGTAGACGCTGTTAGAAGCGTTCCAGATGGGCAGGGTAAGGACACGGGTGTCCACGTTGAAAGATGCAGTGGAGACCTTACGGTGCTCAACCACGAGGTTCTCGGTAGCAAGCAGGCGGGCGAGGTTACCTTTGATTTCTGCGGTGTTCTTCATCGGGTCTCTTGCGTTGATGCATATAGTATATACAAAAAAAGAGGGTCCGAAGACCCCCTTATGCCGCTTCTGCAATTGTCTCGGAGACGACCGAGAAGTTCTTGACCTTCTCACACAGGAGGGTTCGGTCGAACTTGCCTTCCAAACTCTCCTTGTGACTGATGACAAACACGTTTGTATTGTCATCGAAGTTCCGAAGGATCCATCCTAGTTCACCTGTACCGTTCTGGTCAAGAGAACCATCAAAGATCTCGTCAAGGATCAAGATGTTAGTATCAACAGAATTCTTAAGTTTAGCGACAGAGCGCCAAGTAAGCAACAGAGCGATATCAATACGAGCCTTCTCTCCTTCAGAGAAAGATTCGTAGGAGAAGATGTCCCTAAATCTTGATTTGATGGTCTCTTCAAAACTTTCATTGAGTGCGAAGTTAATATAGAAGTCCATGTTCTGAAGATACTGATTGATGAGTTTATTCATCACTGGCAGATACCTCTTAATGATTCTGGTTTTGATACCGTTGTCTTTAAGTAGGTGTCCTGCTGCAAGCAAAGTGTCTCGTTCTTTTTTGACGAGAGCAACTTGACGCTTCAGGTCATCATGTTCCTTCTCTAGGTATTTTAACTTCTCATACTCTGCAGAATTGTCGTCTTTGGAATTCTGTAATGTTTCTACATCCAACATCAGTTGCCTGACGTTCTTATTGATACGAGTAACAGTAGCATTGTGTCCAGCAATTTTCTGTTGAACATCACTCAACTGTTTAGAGAGTGCTGTATGCTCGTCACATCTCTCTTGCTCATCCAACATATTACATCGAAGTTCTTCGATAGCAAGGACAAGTTCTTTTACTTGACTTCTAATAACACCTGCTTTGTGTTCTCTAACTTCTTTAGTTATAGACTGACTACACGTAGGACATGTGTCGTTTTCTTCAAAAAACTCGTGTTGTTTCTTATAAGTTGCACACTTATTTGTAAGTTTTCCTTTCAAGTTGTTTAAAGTGTTTAACTTTTTATTTGCCCCAGACAACTTGTCTAAATCTTTACAAAGTTTTTGTGATTCTTCATTAAGTTGTGATACAGAAGCTTGACAAATTTCTTCTTCTCCTAACAATTGATTGATATAATCCTGCTTGTCTTTGATGATTGCCTCATCTTTAGTAGACAACTGCTCAATCAACTGACGTTGCATGGAGATCTTCTGCTCTGCCATGTCAACATTGTAGTCAGCATCACGCATTTCTTCAGTAGAAGTTTTCATCTTATCCTTCAGTGCTGTGTTCATCACAGAGAAGATCTGAATGTCCAAGATGTCTTCAATAATTTCTCTACGCTGTGCTAGAGGCAGTCGCATGAACGGAACGAACGTGGACGAACCTAGCACAACGATTTGAGTGAACGATTTGTAGTTCATCTTCAGGATGTTCTGTTCCAGTTGCTTCTGATAGTCAGCAGCATTACTGGATTGATCTAGCATTGCCCCATTCTGCCAGATCTCGAACTTCGCTGGTTTGATACCCCGAATGACTTTGAATTGATTTGGTCCGATACGAAACTCGATGTGAACTTCACAGTCCTTTTCGTTGACGCTGTTGACCAGCATCGGCTTGTTAATCTTACGAAAAGGTTTACCAAACAAAGAAAAGGTAAGGGCATCCAAGATGGTGCTCTTACCTGCTCCGTTAGATCCGATAATAAGATTAGTCTTATTAGCAGTTAGATCGACTTCAGTAAAGGTGTTGCCAGTAGAAAGGAAATTCTTCCAGCGAACTTTCTCAAACGTAATCATGTAAAATCGTCAGGGGGTATGATGAAATCGTCCACAGTAATTATAGCATACTTTTGATCTCTCTGCTCACATGCATAGACGATTAATTCTTTCTCAATCTCAATCATTTGCAACTCCAGATCACTCTCGTTATCTGATAGTTGTTCAGCATAACGCTCACAGTCATCCAGTTCATCAAAGATGGGAACAACGTGGTCACCAGTGTCCTTATCGATAATCGAGAAGACACCTTCAGGTAAGTCTTTGAGAGTTAGGATGTAGGACATTAGACCATCTCACAACTTTCAATATATAGCGATCTCATAAGTTTCTTGAGTTCACCTTTATCTACGGCAACCTCTACATCATCAATGTATTCGTTGAGCAGTGTCAGTGTGTCCTTGACTTCTAGATCAGGTTCCTCATTGGTATCTTCATCAACCAGAACTTCCACAACTTTGATGTCGTGAACTCCAGCATTGTAGAGATTGTCAATGACTTTCTCAAACTGATAGTAGTCTCTCTTCTCTTCTACAACAACCTTGACGAAGGTATCTTTGTACTCGGAGTAGTCAAGATCCATCTTCTTATCTACATCATTGTAGAAGACCTTCTTGAAGATCTCATATGGATTCTTGACCATCTTGAGTTTGTTGGTCGCTGGTTGATAAAGATGAAATCCACGTTGGTCAGCATAATCGTTCCAGAACATCTGGTAAGGATTGCCAAGGTATGTGATGTTACCTCTGGTTGACTTGTGATGGAAGTGACCCGAGAAAACTTGTTTGAAGTCTTTGTAGATCTTGGGGTCCATACCATGCTCCATCTTGAGACCAGGCGTCACCTCAAATCCGTCAAGTTCGAGGTGTCCCATGACAATTTGTGCATCCGTTTGTTTGAGATGCTCCATCGTGTCTGCTTCGTTCTCCCTGTTGATCCAAGGGACAAAGCAAATTCTCTTACCCTCAATAGTAACAGTAGTAGCCTCATCATAGACACGTATATTGTCATAGTCACCTAGCAATAGATCAGGAGAGTTGATAGCGTTCGTGTTCTTGTAGTACACACAGTGGTTACCCAAGATTGTATGTACCGTGACGCCCATATCTGCCAGGCGATCAAAGTAGTGAGTACGAATTCTATCCCAGACATTGAAGTCAATCGTTTTACGATTGTCGAATGTGTCACCCAGGTCAATGATCTCTTTGATACCTGCTTTCTCTAGTGTAGGGAAGAACACATCATCATAGAACTTGAGAAAGTAATTCCAGAATGCCAGACTGCCCTTACGACCATCGAGATGTTGATCAGTAATAAGTGCAATAGTCATCTGTTCATTCTCGTTTCAATGTTTTCTTTGATACTACCCATGTCAGAGTAGGAAGCATTCATGCCTGCCATGTCACCTTCATATGTCTCGGTGTACATCACCTCTTGGTGACCAGACTTTTCTAGGATCTTACTCTTGATCTCTAGCTGACGCTTCTCCTTTTGGATCCGACGAAGGAAAGCGTAGTAGATGATCTGGGTGAAATAAGCAAACGGATTAGAAGACTTCTCTGGATTGAAGTTGTCAATATACTGCAAACAATTCTCAATGCCATCACAAATCATGTCCTCACGGAACATGTAGTTGACGAAGTTAGGTTTATATGATAGGTGTGTTGCAATCTTAAGAAAGCATTCACCAATATAATTGGGCACAATCGGTCGATCCTCACCAGACTCCTTCGCTGCGTTCACACGAACTTTATAAGCGACAAGGGCTTCCAGAAACTCTTTGTTGTTTACATAGTATTCTGTCTTTGGTTTGGATCTAACCATAATCTTACGTTTGCTTTAGACAGTATAGTACATAGCGAACAGAATGTCAAGTCAAAAGTTTTCCACAGGGCTTGACAAATACACCTAACACCTATAGAATAACTCTGTCAAGGGTTCAAGAGACATACTAGCTTTTATTAAATAGATCTTCTAGTTTCTTTTTTTGATCTGTTACTGAACCTAGATAACCCATTTGTTTAGACATTTTGACATCAGTATCTTCTCTAGATAAATGTCTAGTATAGAATCCTTGTATCTTTGTACACATCTCACTTATAGTTACTACTTGTTCCATCTTTATGATGAATAGTTCTTCATAAGTAGATACTACCCAGTCACTTAATGAGAATCCCTCTACTAGTCTGCCACCTTTCTTTTGTGTAGCACGAGTAACGAGTAGAGGTTTTTCCACAAGCAGACAATCTTCTTCTGTTAGATAACAGACTTTAGCGAGTAGCTCTTCATTAGATGTAAGTTTTATAGTTGCATAAAATTCTTCTTCCATCCTTACCTTAAGTCTATGGTTATAGTTTCGTACTTAAAGTTCTCTTCCTGGTAGATTGCAAGTCTTTCATAGAGATGTTTTAATGTATAGTTATCTCTACGACCAGAGATATCGTCAGCGATATCATATAAGGTAGCAATATCTTTTCCATCTCCTTTGCGAAGAACTCTACCAATAGACTGTAAGTTCCTGACTCTAGATTTGGAGGGAGAAGCAAATACGATGTTGTGTAGTCTCTTAATGTTGATACCTGTGGAAAACGTACCGTAAGATGCAATGATGACAGCGTTAGATTCGCGTTCTGTGATTGCTCTTACTTGTTCCCTGTCTTCGGTATCAGTAGCACCGTGGACGAAGAATACTTTTCGTTCGTCACTAATGTGATTATTTATTAATTCATACAATGGTTCACCATGCTTCTCCACATAGTTAAAGAGAACTAATGTGTTGCCATCAATGTCATTGACAAGATTTTTAATTAGGTTATTTCGACGTTCATGTGTTACAATGTACTCCATCTCCTCATGGAAGTCTGCAAAGTATTTGTAGTCATGCTTGCACATCAAAACTTTGATGCGTAAGTTCGATAGATAACCTTTCTTAATAAGCGAATCCGTCT